GCCATCGTCTGTATCGAACCAGATATCATTTGGTTGCAAAGAACTGCCATCTCCTCTTGTACTAGGTTGACTAGAACTTTTTATAATTACCGCCGCAGTCGTGTTAGTGGCTAATAAATTGTAACCAGGTAAATCAGCTAAAGTGTCCCCTAAGCTAGTCATTACTGCAGCAATATCTGCAGCAGTTGTTGCGCTTTCTGGGCCTGCAAATGGCCCTTTTATATTAGAGGTAGACACATGACGGATCCAATAGAAAAATGTTTGATTGTAGTCATTTGAGTCAGACCACACAGATGCAGTAGTAGTATCAGCTAAAACAGAATTACTTATATTGTTAGAAGTTCCTCTATAGACTTCTGTAAAAGCAAAATTGCCGAACTGCGGATCATCCCAAGAAACCACAGTCGTAGTGAAAGCCGCACTAGCTGCAAGTCCAGTAGGAACTGGAGGTGTAGTAACATCGTTTAAAGCAGGAGGCGGTCCAAAATCTACTACACCGGTTCCCGCATTTGGATTAAATGGATTATCTAAAAGCTCCTCTGCAAGACCACCAGCAACTAACTCTCTTAGCGTCACTGCTCTATCTCTAGGGTCGCCTCTGCGACCTGATAAGACTTGAACTACTTCTATTAAAGAATCTAAAGTTCTTTTTAGCTGAGGGTCTACTTTAGAGGGTACAGCTACTATAGAAGGTACTTTTGTTCCACTAGTGCTCACTACACTTCCCTCAGTTCATCTATAGACTCTCCTATACAAATCTCATTTATAGTATGCGCACCCTCTACTTGTATAGCGTAGGTCTTATGTAGTTTTGATGGTAATCTAAGTATGGGTTCGGGTATTGTAGTAGCACTAAAACTAGGCGTTTGTCCTGTTACACTAAAAGAACTGCCAGAAGTTGTAACAATTGCTTGGTAGTACAAAGTGCCATCTCCGAATACTTTTACTGTAATACCACTACCGCTGTAGGCTTCAGCTTCTACTTTTACGAAACCCATACTAATTGGTTTGGTAGTAACAAATTCTTTTGTTTTAAATGTAAGAGCTTCATTAGTAGTGCTGCCCTGGAACTCTTTTACATCACTGCCTTCTATTACATATAACTCATTGGTATCGGGATCTGTGTGTCCTCCTTTTGTACTAGTACTAGAAGTCTGTGTTAGTGTTGTAAGTGCATTTTTACCGCCCCTTGGGTCAAAAATAAAACCACCAAAGTTTGAACCGCTAGCATAGTACCCAATGTACTTACCTTGCCATAGGAATCCTTGTATTGTAGAGGGATAAAAATCTGCTTGCCACTGTTCAGGGGTAATCAACCCTTCTGTTACTACTTGTACATCTGTACCAGCAGCTGCTACTAGTCCGTCTGGAGACGCATATATAACATAAGGCCCCATATCTACCATAGATCTTTTATTTAGACATGCCTGTGCTGCCTCTATACGAACAGAAGTCATTGATTGAGGGTCAACACCAGTTATAAAATAAGGATTGCCTTCTGTACCTACAAATAAACCATTACCTGTGGTTCCTATACCTACAATAGGGTCTTCTAGAGTAGTTCTATAAGCTACGGGCCAAGCATGTGGTAAAAAGGGCTCAGAAAAACATATTCGCTTACCTGTAAAGCCTGCAAAAATGCCGTTAGGTAACGCAGTAAGCCCTTTCATAGCCCCGTTAGGGTATAAAGCTGTTTGCTCATCTGGTGGGGCAATCCAAAAAGTAGAAGGTATTAATTCACCTAAGTTTGCATTTGTAACGGTATCTGTAAAACTAGTGGCGGATAGGTTTACTTCTCCTACAAACTGAAACGCAGTTGTATTAGAGCCTGTATTGGATCTATAAATACGTTTTTTAGTTAGGTTTGTATTAGTCCTCCCAACCCCCGACCCTGCAGAAGTTTCCAATCCACTTACTGTAACTGTTTGCGCATCTACTTTTGTTACTTGTGTAGATACAGGAGACGGCGGTCCTTCCTCCCCATATCCAGAAACAAACGTATACACATAAGCTGTATTGAACTGTGTAGTAGTGCCGTCATCAGTGCCGCTAACACTTGTAGTAGGAGCAGCAGTGGGAGCTGGTATGCCCAGTCTATAAAAATTTCTAGGGTATCTACCTGAACCACTTGCAGTAATTATGTCGCCTGCTGCCATTCTAGGAAAAGACTCACCTGTCCAGTACAATCTAGCTAAAGCATCGTCAGCGATAGGCCCTGGTTGAACGTCCACGTCCTCCGTCCATTCTAGCCAAAAGTTGCTTCCAGAAAATTCATAGTAATAGATGCTAGTTCTACCAGAAGTAGTCAACGTTTGAGTTTGCGAGTTCTCCGTTATAGGAGTTAGGACTCCTCTATCTAAGTCTAAGTCATTAGCAGTCTGCCCTACAGTATCCGCTAATAATCTTGGGGATATTTGAGGAGCTATACCTGAGAAGTTAATAAGTTTGTAGTAAGCCACTCTACCCCTCCAGTATTAAATCTCTTAAACGGGTACTCCTTGCCCCAACTTGTTCTGCCCACTTTGAATCTAGCATTTCCACGCCAGCTGTTTCCCATTCTCTTGCTTCCATAGCAGCTAAAAACTTTTTAAAACCCATTAATCTAGATAAACCTAGATTAAAGCACATATTAACAAGAACCCGTTGTCTCGAATCAGATAAAGTGCCAAACCAAGAGAAAGCCCCTTCTAGCTCTCTTACACAAAGGTCTATGTCGTTACTTAAAAGGTAATCAGATTCGTCTTCTGTAATACCACGGTCATCTATATTTCTACCAACGCCAATAGTATTCTTGCCAGCGCTGCACTGATACAAAGTAAGCACCACTCCTTCGTCGCGCTTCAGTTCTTCTATCAGTGTTTCTCTATTCATCTTTACTACCACCCCCATTAGATGCGCCAAAATAAAAAGAGATAACTGCACTAGCTAGGCCGCCTAGGTATCCGAGAACTAAATTGATTAGAGCCTCCGAATTTTGTTCTGGCGGTTGGAGTGTTACTAAAAATATGTAACCCAAAAAACCGCCTAAAGTGGCAATACCCATGATCCTAGTAGTCCAGTCTTTAGAAAAAGCTTTTCTAGCATCTTGAGTATCAGCTACTTCTAGCTTAAACACATCTACTTCAAGCTCTTTCATCTGCACTTCAAAAGCCTGTTCTGCTTTTTTAAGCTCAAGCATTTGCTCAGGTGTTGCTGCTTGCACTGCTTTTTCTATAGCTTTGGGGTTGTTTTCGCACCCTAGAACGTCTGCAATCATATTAGCAGCCATACCGCCCATAGGGCCGCCCAAAGCAGTTCCAAGAGTTGGTGCTACTGCTCCGACTAAATTTTTAAGAAGTGCTTTCATTTGCCTCGTCAATCATATCGTGAGCTTTTTCTAATTGTGTATCTGCTACTGTAGTAACTGGCGGGGCTTCTTTTATATCTGCTTCTTCTATAAGATTATTAAGGACTGAAGTAGTCTTCTCTTGTGCCCTTTGTTGAGTTTTAACTAGTTTTCCTAATCTATCTAATTCAGTCTGTATAGATAAAAGCAAATTCATCTCCTGCTTCATCTCATCAGTCAGATCTTTTATAAAATACTCTTTACCATTGTAGTTAATACGTTCTATTTTTTGCTCTGTCATAAATACTCCTTATTTAAATAAAAATATAATCATAGCACTAAGCTTTAAGTGCCTCAATCTCGCTTTTTAACTGTTCTATTTGTTCTTGTTGTTCTTGGATTGCTTTTACAAGTAATGGGGTTATTCTTCCGTAGTCCATAGTTTGTCCATCTATACTACCATCTTCATGAACTGCATCTTTTTCACCACCAACTGCATCTTTAAAAATTTCATCAACTTCATGTGCTATAAAACCTTCTTCTTTTTTGCCTGTTTCTTTCCATTCAAATTTAACAGGTTTTAATTTATTGATTCTTTCAATACCATTTTGAACTGGCTCTATGACATTTTTAAGTCTGTAATCAGATGATGTACTAAACAAAGTTCCAGAAGTATCAACTGAAACATAACCTCTTCTTGTTCCGTTATGGTCTAGGATATCAATACTAACCCTTTCACCTGCATTTACTGTACTAAGGTTTCTGATAGACATGACATTTTCATCACCTTTCAGATATAAACATTTTGTATTGTTATCAGAAGGAGTTGTAAGTCCTATACCTACTCTTCCAGAAGAATCAATACGCATTCTTTCTCCATAACTATTTGCGTTAATAGTTTGAAAAGATAAATAACCACTTCTTGTAGAACTTCCTTGATAATTTCCTTCCTTACCTCCAATAATTTTAGCTATACCTTGAGCCGCATCTGTTCTGAACTCTATATTTATTCTATCTCCAGTATTATTCTGGTCGTTAGAACTTTCTACAATAAGAGCTGTTCCGTCTGCTCTTTTAATATGTAAAGTTTCAGCAGGAGCTGTAGTTCCTATGCCTACCTTTGTATCAGCTATAGAAAATAATGTAGTTTCTGTTCCGTTTATATCTTTTACTACATCTAAGAATACTTGGTTAGAAGTGTTTTCTGCACCTTTCAGAAGAATACTTCTTATGCTGCCAGAT